TCGTAGAATGATGAAATCAGATTCCATCATTCTACGAGTTGCCTCAATGCACTCGTCGATATACAGGAAGGAACGAGTTTGTAGTCCATCTCCCCACACCTCGATGGTTCCACCTTCCTCAGAAAGATAGGCAACTTTACGGCAGATTGCTGCTGGTGCCTTTTCTCTTCCCCCTTCCCAAGTTCCTTCTGGTCCAAAGATATTATGATACCTAGCAACCCGAACAGGGATCCCATAATTACGAGAATAAGCGAAAAACAACCGCTCTGAGAACAATTTCTCCCAACCATATTCAGAATCTGGGTTAGCTGGGTATGCTGATTCTTCACGACAATCTGGGTTATCAGGGTCTAGTTGATTATGCTCTGGATACATACAAGCAGATCCAGAGTAGAAAATCTTGGTTTTATTTGTACCCTTAAAGTCATTCAGTTGTCGTTGTGCCTCAAGAATATTCAGATTAATAGTTGCAGAATTATGCATAATATCTGCATCATTCTCACCACTAAACACAAATCCTGCTCCACCCATATCAGCAGCAAACTGATAAATTTCATCAAAGGTATCAATATACCTTGATGGGACAAAATTATAAAAATTACGATAAGGACCTTTATACTGAAGAACCCTCTCAACAAAAGTTGGATCCCTCAGGTCACCTTGAATAAATTCATGTGCTTCTGTTTCAGAAAATTCTGGATGCTTTAGATCAACTCCACGCACCCAATATCCTTCAGAACGAAGTCTCTTTACCATATGACTTCCAATGAAACCACCGGCACCAAGTACAAGTGCCGTTTTCGTATAATCACTCATTTAGTTTCTCCTAACATTTACAAAAAGAATAATATTTTTTTATAGATTTACAATAAATACGGGTTCAATAATATATTTTATGTCGTCTACAAATCTAACCCGGTCACTATATTTATCAATCAAATAATCACATACTTGAGGAATAATCTTTTTATCATTGAGAATATAGACAATATTTCCTCTATCCAACAAATCAGTACAAAGACGATATTGTTGACTTTCAATAATAATATCGGTGCCTTTTTTATAAGTTATGTATTCAAAATAAAAAGGTTTATTGTCTCTATTGATTTTTTCATAATAATCACAAATAAAGGTTGCGTGCTGATTATTAATCTCATCAGTGACTGTTCCTAGATTATATTCTAAACCAACTTTCTTTGCAAAGGCAGCAAATGATCTATTATCTCTTGGAAGACAGGGACCACCATAACCAAATCCATATTTGAGATATTTTCTTCCAATTCTACTATCAGTTCCAATAGAATTTAATACTGATGTGACTTCATCACCACATCCAGAATGATGTAGAATATCTCCTAACATATTTGCATAACTAATTTTTGTTGTTAAGAAGCAATTAATTGCTATTTTAGTAATTTCTGCTGCAGTTGTTGACATTGTACATACAATTGCACGGGTTGTCTGAATTTTTTCATACAACTTTCTCATATTAGAAACAATTAGATCTGTCTGATCAGAATGGTCTATTCCCAATAGAACCATATCAGCAGTACGTAAATCATTAATTATAGATCCCTGAGCAATAAATTCTGGATTATAAAGAACTTTTATTTTTGATGGGAGATGCTTTTTAAATTTATCACAATCTCCAGGGTTTACAGTGCATCCAACTACAAAATACTTTTTTGTTGAAATGTTTTCAACTTCTTTTTTAATATCTTCTATAACATCCCAGACATAAGAAACATCATAAGATCCATCTTCGAGAGAAGGAGTTGATACTAATGTGTAAATTAAATCACATTCACGAATAACTTCTTTGTTGTCAGTAGTTGCTCTAAAATTTTTAGCAGTCCTAAGAATATTTTCTACCTCAGGTTCATTTGTAATAATTTTACGATTATTTAGATCATTAATGTAATCTTCTCTAATATCAGAGACTAAGACATCATATCCTGCTGCTTCACACAAAAGTGCGAAACAAATTCCAAGTCTACCTGCACCAATTACTCCTATTTTCATAATTATTCCTTTTTAATTTTAGATGTAATCAATAAATGCCATCCAAGTTTTTTTTCAAGAATTTTAAACATTTCATCAGGCATTACTTCAAACCAAGGTTGTTTTATATATTCCCCTCTTTTATATGGTTCAATTTGATATGGAAAAATATGATCTTTTTGAATGCTTATAATTTCAAAGTCATCACCCAAAAGATCTTTAATTTCATCTTCAGTATATGTATATGCAATAGGACATCCATATTGTGCCTCTGGTTGATCCAATCCAGAACAAATCATATAATTTTTCCATGAATTAGAAGAATAAAGCATCATTTTAAATACTCCATTCTTATGAAGATATTTTTTTACTTCATTTATTACTTTTTGTGGATTAGGAGTATGATGAATTACTCCCCAAGAATAAATTAAATCAAATTTTTCTTTTGGAAGAAATTCAGATAAATTTTCGGCATTCCCTTCGTGAAAATTTCCGTTCAAATTATAAACTTCAAATCTTTTTTTTGCGAGGTCTAAACTTTCTTTAGATAATTCAACACCAGTATAATCTGCACCATTACGAGCAAAATTAATTCCAGCAGTTGCCAAACCACATCCTATTTCAAGAACTTTTTTACCATTCCAAAGATTGAATTCTGAAAAAGATTTAATATGAGGTTCTACAAAAAATTTCTTTTTTTCTACCTCATCAAAATATTCTTTAGTTCCAACTTCTCTTTTAGAATGTCTTATGTTACAAGGACGATTATCCCAGAATTCTTTTACCTCAGTAATTGATGCTGTCATAATTTAAATGTAGGAATAGAAATCATTTTATGCTTATTTTTTGTATTAAATTCTTTATATATTTTTTTTGCTGCTACTTCAAGAACTGTCAAATCTTTATAATCTTTATATAGACCTTCTTCCATAACCCATTCAAGAAGTTCATAAGATGTACCAATTTGGTCTTCATCAGTCCTTCCATCATCCCAAAGTCCATCTGTTGGGAGAGAGTCAATAATACGTTGATCTACACCAAGATGTTTTCCAAGTTCCCATACTTCTGTTTTATAAAGATCCGCGATAGGAGCAATATCAACTCCACCGTCACCATATTTAGTATAAAACCCAACACCATAATCTTCAACTTTATTTCCAGTACCAACAACAATACCACCAACAGAACCAGCAACTTGATATAAAGTCACCATACGAATACGAGACTTTGTATTTGCAAGAGCAAGTTTATTAGAAATCATACCATCACCCAACCAGAATCCCAAACTCTTGGTAAACTGCTCATACGTGGAGGAAAGATCAACCCTTAATGGAGTAACATTCGTATACCTATCAGCAAGAAATTCTCTGTGAACATCAGATAGTTCTGCCTGAGAAGAAATTTGGTTCAGAGGCATTGATAGTACATATGTTGGGAGTCCCGTTTCAGCACAAAGAGTTGATACAACTGAAGAATCGACACCTCCAGAAATACCAACAACAAGGGACTTAATATTATTTGTAGTAGCGTAATCTTTAACCCAATCTACAACTCTTGTTTTTAATTCAGAATAATCAGTAATACGATTCATAAAACATTTCAATCTTCTACATAAAGGTCTTTTATATCTTTATCTGTATAAGTAAGTCCAATTATAATCTTTAAATACACTTTCATCAATGGTTTGGAATTATTTCAAACTAGTTTTTCAAGAATCAAATTATTATTTCCAATCTGACGAGGAAAAAAAGAGATATTTGACTCCACCAGTATAAGTTTTAAGTCATTCCAGGACTTGTATAAAGTTGTATTAACTTTGATATTTCAGAAGTACCAAAGAAAGCACATAAAAATAACACATCCCAAAGTTTAAGTTTGATAGCAAAAGGAATAGTGAGTAATCCTCCAATAACTTTTATCAACAAACCATATTTAAAATCTCCCCATAACATAGTTTTATAACCAATCATGAGGAGAATATTTCCAATCCAACGAAGAATATCCGATTTATGCATAATTGGATTCTCGTAATTAGTGCTGTTAAAGTCCATCCGTGACTATTTACTCATGCAACTTCAACTGATTCAAGGTCTTGGTATACATATTCCATAAGCATTTCATAGTCGTCCAAAGGATCGCCAGAAAATACTACACCTTCACTTTCATAGTAACGACGAACCTTTTTATAAAGTTTTGGATTCTTTACATCAAGGTAGAAATCACCATTTGCTGCACCACGAAGGGTTTGAACGTCTTTCTTGAATTTTGCTGTGAGAGTCATTGTTTTGAATGTTGACCTTAGTATTATAAAGGGTTGGATGTGAGAAGTCAAGGTAGACAGTTCAAGAACCTTCTTCGTGGTCAGTGTATATATGAATCAATTCATCACCCAATGTTGATTCTATTGTATACTTGATAGTTTCGTTATATGGAACTATCACTGCGTTTTTTGCACCATCAGCAATAATAAATGATTCACCATTTTCTACTCTATTCATCAGAGTATCAAAATTTGATTGAAATTCTTCGACTGTAAATTTTTGGAGATCTGAAAGTTCTGGATACATTTTCATAAAGTAAGATTTTATGAGTCGGGCATAAAGGATTTGAACCTTTGACCTTTCCGCCCACGGAACGCGCTACCAAACTGCGCTAATGCCCGATGTTCTTATTTTGATGTACAATCATTATACCCATTGCAGGTCCAAGTGTCAAGAGGCAACCAATAACAAACAATGACCATTGATGAGTTAAAAGATATTCTACAATTTTTATCATACAACAGAAACTGTTAATGTTCCACCTTTAGACCAAACAAAAGCAGTCCTTGAAGTATAATCATAAATCAAACTCCATTTTCTTGGGTTTAAAGTATAAGTAGCACTCATTTGCGACCATGTTTTACTACTAGAAATTACATCAAGATAGAATTGATGACTCCATATATCTAAACTTCTTCCAGATGCGGGATATTGCCCAGAAGTTGATGCACTAGACCTCCAAGTTACATAACTATCTGCGTTAGGATCTGATGAATCACTAGAAAATCCATTAACAACATTAGTAATAAAACCAGTAGTCGGAACAGTAAAATTACCTCCAGTATTAGTAGGGCAAGTAATTGCAAATGATGGATTTGTTGGAGTAATAGGAATATTTCTTATTGGAGTTGCATCATCAACAGAAAAATTTACATTCCAAGCAAATCCATCATCGGGAGAAGACACAGATAAAGTTATAGTTCTTGTCGCCATGATATTTCAATTAATTTATTTTGTTTATTTATAATAAGAGTGAGTAAGTCCCCAGAAAATAAAAAAACCAATAATACTAAAAGTAATTATAGCGTTATATATTGTTTTAGTCATTTTTTTAATTTAATGTTATTTTCATCCAAGAAAATAGTGGAGGAATAACTCCAACTAATCTCAAAAGTCCTTCAGCAAATAAAGCAAGAACCACCCAACCGACGCACATACTAATGATAGAAGCATTACGGTTGTGTCGTCGTATTGCTGCATTAATCATCTCCTGAACTTCAGAACGTGTAATAAACTCTTCATGTTCATACATCATTTTTCATCACCAAGAAATTTTGCCAGAGGATCTCTTCTTGTTTTAACAATTTCAACTGCTCTCTTATAGAACATATTATCAGTGTTCCCAGAAGATTCAAAAGTCTCCTTGATCTTCACCCAATTATTATAGGTGTGCTGATCCATTTTTTCTATTCGTAGTACTACTATATACTAATCATAGAATTTTAAACGTCATCCAAATGTCAGTGTTTTGTAACACTACTATACAGAAAACGAAAGAAAGTATTAAATTTGTATTCTATGTAACGGAAAGGGTGGGATTCGAACCCACGGTGCTATTAACACGCTTGTTTTCAAGACAAGTTCCTTAAACCACTCGGACACCTTTCCAAATTAAGTCCTTAACGGACTTCAAAATCAAGTCGTCTTACTTTACGTTGACGACGTGCTTCTTGCCAAGCAATATCTTGAGAAGTAAGCACACTTTTATTTTGATTTTCCTTTAGGGAGTTTAGCATAACAATTCGAGATAAGTCAAGTGCTGAAATCTTGTCTCCACGAATTGTTGCCATATTGGGACAACCACACGTTACTGTTTTTGATGGGTGTCCTAGTAATTCTTTATTACAATCTTTGCATCTTATTGACAACATTATTTTAAACCCTATTCATTCTCATCAATATAATTTATTTATTATGGGCAATATCGGATTCGAACCAATGACTTACTGCTTGTAAGGCAGCCACTCTACCGCTGAGTTAATCGCCCTTGATGAGTAGTGAGTGCCCACCACTCGCGGAAGACACTCTCCGCAACTTTCACTGTATTAGAGGGCAGTGAAGATATGATAGAATCGGATATTTCCAACCCTATCAACTGGGGTGGCAGGGATCGAACCTGCGACCTAGATGTTAACAGCATCCCGCTACTACCGCTGAGCTACACCCCAACGTTCTATTACTTAGAACTTACAAAATCATTAATCGTTTCTGCGTGCTCAAGAACATCAGAAAGAGTTGGATATTTTGAATCAAATCCTTCTGGTAATTTACCACCATTGCGACATTCTGCTTTTGCAAACTCTATATGATAATTGTCCGAAAGCATCGCATAAGCTTGCTTAAAGACTTCAAATCTAAGTTGATAAGGTGTCATAAGTATTCTCCTATGAAATGTGTTTGTGTGTGATTTGAGAACCCGAAGGTTCAGAGCGGAATACCGGATTCGAACCGGTGACATCCAACTTGGAAGGATGGCGTTCTACCACTGAACTAATTCCGCATTTGAGACAATCATAAACTATTTAAGTTTGATTGTCAAGTGCTCCAGAGAAGATTTGAACTTCCACGCTTTTTAAGGCGGCGGATTCTAAGTCCGCTGTGTCTACCGTTCCACCACTGAAGCAATTGGAGGCGGGGGGTGGAATTGAACCACCTACCTGAAGCTTATGAGACTTCTGTGCAACCGTTACACTTCCCCACGATGATGGATTAAGTGTAATACACCTCATAAGGATGTAACAGTGACTTAACCTCTATCCTTTTATATAGTAACAAACTCAGAAGAATTTGTCAAGCATTGGGATAGGGACTTGAACCCTAACTAAAAGTTTTGGAGACTCTCGTGCTACCAATTACACCATCCCAATAAAATTGGTTATAACCAATACCGAAGGTGGGATTCGAACCCACAACATCCTGATTTTGAGTCAGGCACCTCTACCAGTTGGATTACTTCGGCAAGTAGGAGTAGGGAGACTTGAACTCCCACGGGATTGCTCCCAGCAGATTTTAAGTCTGATGTGTCTACCGATTCCACCATACTCCCATAAGGTAATCTTTGATTACCAAGTGCTCCTTGCGTGAATTGAACACGCCTCAGGCGAATTATGAGTTCGCTGCATTCACCAGATTGCTAAAGGAGCAAGGTAGGACTGCAGAGAATTGAACTCTGTTCACACCGTTATAAGCAGTGGGCCTTAACCAATAGGCGACAGTCCCTTAACCCTTGACTCAATCATCATAAGGCATCTAACCAAGAAAGTCAAGTGCCTTGTGCCAGTCTTCAAACTGGCAGCGTCCTTTGAGAGATTCGAACTCCCGCACATAGGTTCGTAGCCTACTGCTCTGTTCCACTGAGCTAAAAGGACAAGAAAGGGGATTACTCCCCCAGTTCGCTCAAAGTGCTATTGCTCAAACGGCAACAGCAGTTCTGCGGAAAGATACGATGTTGTTGAGATTTATTCTCGGAACCCTCTGCCCAGTCGAATACCAGTTCATCCCCGAGAATGGAGATGTGGGGAGTCGAACCCCAGTGTTGGACAGATTGTTGCTCCTATTGGAGCAATTCCAGAACTAGGATTCGAACCTAGACGTACACCTTCAAAGGGTGCTGACCTGCCAGTTAGTCGATTCTGGATTATGTAATCCCGTCGAATTCCACGGGATTAAAGAGTTCAGGGTGGGATTCGAACCCACGGTGATAGAAGTTTTGCAGACTTCTGCATTCGACCACTCTGCCACCTGAACATTTGAACTATCTGGAAATTCCGGATAGTTGAGAGCCCAATAACAGAATTGAACTGTTCTCTGCAGTTTACTAAACTGCTGCATCACCACAATGCTTATCGGGCGGGGTGTCGTATGGGAATTGAACCCATCTAGGTAGTTCCACAAACTACTGCCTTAACCACTAGGCTAACGACACAAGGCAGTGGGTAGAATTGAACTACCGACATAGAGGGTATGAATCTCTTGTTCTACCACTGAACTACACTGCCAAAGTGGACGCTGACCTGCTGGTTACTCTTTCTGAAGAGGGAGGCGTCAGTCTTTTATATCCTAGCAAGCACCTTGCTGGAGTCCTACGGAAGTGGTTGGATTTGAACCAACGGTGCCTATTACTAGACACGGAATCTTAGCAGGATTCTGCGATAAGCCTCTCTGCCACACTTCCTTAATGTTGCCTTGAATCATCCTAAGTGCGATTTAGGTTGCTTCAAGGCAACAATGGAAACAACTGGACTCGAACCAGTGCTCTTTCGATTATCAGTCGAATGCTTTACCAACTAAGCTATGTTTCCTGGTCGGAATGACAGGATTCGAACCTGCGACCCTCTGTTCCCAAAACAGATGCGCTACCAAACTGCGCTACATTCCGTGGTAGTCCTAACGGGATTTGAACCCGTGTCTTCACTGTGAAAGAGTGATGTCCTCACCACTAGACGATAGGACCATGATGCTACAACCACCAAGGAGGGACACTCCATCGGCAGCGTAGCAACGACCCATACGGGATTTGAACCCGTGTTCTCCACCGTGACAGGGTGGCGTGATTGACCGCTACACTAATGGGTCAAGGTGGGTAGGGTTGGATTCGAACTAACGATGGACAGAACCAAGGGATTTACAGTCCCCCTCCTTCAACCACTCGGACACCTACCCGAACAGTTTATGTTTAATGACCGAACTGTAGCGGTCAATGGGTCTGGTGGGACTCGAACCCACGATATACTGGTTAAAAGCCAGGTGCATTAGCCGCTATGCAACAGACCCATTAAAGATTTAGATTGTCAAGGTGCTGGTGGTCTCTCAACCACTCCTTAAGAATACCACAGAACCCGTTGGGAATCAAGTGGTTTGTGCCAGTTCCAGAAGTGGTCCTAGGCACTTGGGGTCTCGTTCCCCCACCGACTCAAGTAATATACCAGGGTTTGGACCCCAATGGCAAATGATACGACCAGTTGAACAAGTGGCACAAAGCATAAAAAAAGGGAGGAAACTTTTGGTTTCTCTCCCCTGTATTTTGCTTTATGGATTACATCTTACATATGTCTTTCCATATCCGCAAACAGGGGAGTACCCTCAATATGCCAATATTGGCAATCAAGAATACTAATCTGTTTAATGGGTAATGGAAAAGACATTGTTTTCGACCTAAGTGTTTTTATTTATAAGAGTTTGCTTATTAATTTTCAACCCTTTGCTTCTTTACGGGAATTTTTTTCCTCTGTAATTTCTGCCCTACGGGATTTAACCAATTTAGCAATTTCTTGAAGTGCTTTACGAGCACGAGTTCCTGCAGAATTGTTTCCTTTAGAAAATTTCTCATCTTCTACTTTCCACAGTTCAACAGCATTTAAGAGATCTTGTGATACAGACATAATAACCTTTAATAAAAATAAGGATGAGTTATTTATACATTTTAGATACAGTCTTCTTTCCAAGGAGCACAAAGTCTCATTTCTCCACCTAAAGACTTACA